AGGCAGCTGTTGGAACGACCATTGCCCTCTTAGAGCGTGGCTCCAGGGTCATGTCAGCCATACATAAAAGATTGTATGTGGCGTTGAAACAAGAGTTTGTTTTATTAGCAGATGTATTTAAAACTTACTTACCTCCAGAATATCCATACGATGTTGTAGGTGGACAAAGAAATATTAAAGTTTCAGACTTCGATGATAAAATAGATATACTTCCAATTGCAGATCCAAATATATTTTCACAATCACAAAGAATAACTTTAGCTCAAACAGAATTACAACTTGCAATGTCTAATCCACAGCTTCATAATTTATACGAAGCATATCGAGATATGTACACTGCTATAGGTGTTAAGGATGTAAATAGAATCCTGCCGCCACCTCAACCACCACAGCCTATGGACCCAGCTGCAGAAAATATTATGGCAATGTCTGGTAAACCTTTCCAAGCATTTAAAGGTCAAGATCACAGAGCCCACATAACTTCGCATTTAAATTTTATGGCAACCAATATGGTTAAAAATAATCCTATGATTATGGGTGCATTACAAAAAAATATTTTTGAACACATATCTTTAATGGCACAAGAACAATTAGAAGTAGAGTTTAGAGAAGAAATACAACAATTGATGCAATTACAACAAATGGCACAAATGAATCCTGCTATGGCACAGTCTCCAGAGATTCAACAACAACTTTTATCGTTAAATTTAGCAATTGAAGCAAGAAAAGCTAAATTAATTTCTGATATGACACAAGAATTTAAGGATGAAGAGAACAAAATTATGGGTGATTTTGGAAATGACCCTGTTGCTAGACTAAAAGCAAGAGAATTAGACCTTAGAGCTATGGACAATGAGCAAAAACGTATGCAAGCAGACGCAAGATTAAGTCTAGATAAGTCAAGAGCAATGATGAATCAAGATTTACAAGAAGAAAAGCTTGATCAAAACGAAGAATTGGCTAAACTAAGAGCTAATACATCGATTGAGAAAACTATTTTAGGTAAAACTCTTCCGAGTTCGGATAAAATGCCTGGAAATGTTGCAATCATTCGAAAAACTGGAGAATAAATATGAAAAAAAATAAAAAATCAAGTCACGCAGGTATGACTCATGTTGATCACAGCATGTTTGTGAACAAAGATGGCTTTGCAAATGGTGGAGTTGAGGTTGAAGTGTCAAAACCAAACGAAACTCAATCAGTTCAAGTAAAAGGCCAAAGAGCAATGCTTGCAGAGAAAAAAAGTAAAGCTGACTGGTATTAATTATGTGGTTATCGGCAATTAAATTAGCCGTTTCTGCTGGAAGTAAGATTTATGCTAACAAGCAGAGAACGAAGATGGCAATGTCGGACGCACAACTAATGCATGCTGAACGTATGGCCCGTGGTGACGAAGCTTACCAGGGCAAATTGCTAGAAGCTAGACAATCAGACTGGAAAGACGAGGCAGTTTTGATAATTTTAAGTTTGCCCGTGTTGGTGCTGGCCTGGGCAGTTGTATCAGACGATCCAACAGCAATGGACAAGGTAAAATTGTTTTTTGACATGTTTTCGCAGCTCCCCTCATGGTTCACTAATTTATGGATCCTTGTAGTGGCGAGTATATATGGTATAAAAGGAACACAAATTTTTAGAAATGGAGGTAAAAAATAATGAGTAGAAAATCTAGAAGAAGAAATAGAAGATTAGCAACAGTCGCTGCAATATTAGGTGGTTTAGCTTTATCTAACAGAGGAAAGGGTACAGAGACAGCCAATATTATGCCTGAAGGTGGCGGTAAAGATTTGGCAACGATGAAAATGCCAATGGATGTTCCAGAAGCTAAAGCGATTAAAACCTCACCTTTTAAAATCATAACACCTAAAGCAAACAGAAATATGAAATCAATTATTGTTGGTGATGATGGTAGTATCACAAAAGGTAATATGAGATTTCCAAATAAAGAAACATATTCAGCTTTTATGCAAAAACAAAGAAACGATAGAATAGGTGTTAATAGAATACCTGGACAATCTATAATGGCATCACCTGGTTTAAACACTGGGGGTTTTGATATTGGACTGAAAAAAGGTGGCAGAGTTAAAAAAGGCTTTGCTAAAAAGAAAAAACAAGCAAACAAAATGAGGAAGAAATAATGCCTGGAACAATGATGATGAAAAGACCTATGATGAAAAAAGGTGGTAAAGCTTTAAAGAAAGTTAAACCATCTCAAAAAGGTTTAAAAAAATTACCCAGAAAAGTTAGAAACAAAATGGGTTACATGAAAAACGGCGGAAGAGCGAAGTAATGGCCGGAAAAGGTTTATATGCAAACATTCATGCTAAAAGAAAGCGTGGGGGTAAAATGCGAAAGAAAGGTGCAAAGGGTGCACCAACTGCAGCAAACTTTAAAAGAGCAAAACAAACAGCGAGAAAATAATGACTAAGCTTTGTCCTAGAGGAAAGTCGGCAGCGAAAAGAAAATTTAAGGTATATCCTTCAGCATACGCAAACGCCTATGCTAGCAAAATTTGTGCTGGTAAAATTAAAGATCCCTCTGGTGTAAAAAGAAAAGATTTTAAAGGACCTAAACCTGCTGGAAAAAAAGACGGTGGTAGAATAAATTTTAGAGGTGGTGGAATCTGTAAGAAAGGAATGAATAAAAAAATTCTAAGAGCATAAAATGGCTGGTTTAAAAGAATGGTTTAAACAAGATTGGGTTGATATAGGCGCCAAGAAAAAAGGTGGAGGTTTTAAAAAATGTGGAAGAAAATCTGCAAGTGGATCAAAAAGAAAATATCCAAAGTGCGTTCCTGCTGCAAAAGCAGCAAGCATGACCGACTCTCAGAGGCGGAGTGCCGTTGCAAGGAAAAGAAGTAAAGCACAAGGTGTTGGTGGTAAACCAACAAATGTTTCAACATTTGCTAAAAGAAAAAAAATGAGCATGGGAGGTTTAGTTTGAGAAAACAAGATAACATGCCAGCAAGAAATAAGAAAAACTTCAGATCTACGAAGTCTGGAGCAGGCATGACACGAGCCGGTGTCGCTGCCTATAGAAGAGCAAATCCCGGTTCTAAATTAAAAACAGCGGTCACTGGCAAAGTCAAACCAGGATCTAAAGCTGCTAAACGACGTAAATCATATTGTGCTAGAAGTGCAGGCCAAATGAAAAAATTTCCTAAAGCTGCGAAAGATCCTAATTCAAGACTAAGACAGGCTCGTAGAAGATGGAAATGTTAAATGGCTGATCCAAAAAAAGGCACAGGAAAACACCCTGGAAAAAAACATGGTAGACGACTTTACACTGATGAAAACCCGCGTGACACTGTTGGGATTAAGTTCGCAACACCGACGGATGCGCGCAAGACGGTTGCGAAAGTTAAAAAAATTGGTAAACCGTTTGCTAGAAAAATTCAAATTTTAACTGTTGGAGAACAGCGTGCCAAAGTTATGGGTAAAAGACAAGTCGCTGCAATATTTAAGAAAGGAAAGGAGGCAATAAGAAATGAGAAGAGCAATACTAAACGCGCTAAGAGCTAGATATGAAGCTGAAATAGCAGAGGCAGATGCTACTGCAAATATTTATTTAGCTAATTCAGTCGGTATCGGAGAACATCCACAGCACATAGATGAAGTGGATAAACAGATAAAAAAAATAGCATCTGCAAAAGAAAAACTAAATATATTAGATGAATTTGAACCAGCGAAAGGAGATATACTATAATGGATTTTATAGATAAAATTAGAAAAATAATCAAAATGAGACACGACGATGTTGTTGTTACAATGACATCTGGAGGTGTTGACAATATGGAAAAATACAACTATATGTTAGGTCAGATACGAACATATCAGTATTTATTACAGGAAATATCCACCCTGCTAAAAACAAAGGAGCAAAATGACAGCGAAGGAACAATTATCAGTATCAAAACAAAAGATAATAACACCAAATAAAGAATTAGTCGGTGTAAAAAAATCAAAAGAAATAGACGAATCGTCAAAACTTCCTGAACCAACAGGTTGGAGAATTTTAGTTTTACCTTTTAAACAAAAAGAAAAAACAAAAGGTGGAATACTATTAGCAGACACAACAGTAGAACGATCACAAGTAGCATCAACTTGTGGTTTAGTTTTAAGAATGGGACCACACTGTTATGATAAAGAAAGATACCCAGAAGGTCCTTGGTGTAAAAAAGGTGATTGGATTATCTTTGCAAGATATGCTGGATCACGAATTAAAATA